AATAATATCTTCATCCATAGCAGCACGATTACTCTGTGAAGCACTCCAAATAGGAACTTGTAATTCACCAGCTACACCACGAAGTTCTTCATAAATACCACCAGCTTCACTATAACTATTACTATTACGTTCACTTTGTGATGGACGTAGAATATCAGCATAGTCAACAATAATCATGTCAACTTTGGTACCAAGAGTTTGAATACGTTCAGCATGAAGCTTCAAACTATGTGCAGATACTGTCTTGATCGGATAGTACTTAATGATCAATTTACCTGGAACTTCCGCAATCTTCTTCTTAACAATGTCAATATTGTTACGGATATTCTGGAAATCAATTCCAGTAAAACAAGCGTCATAACGTAGACCAACATAGTTTTCATTCAATTCCAACGTATAATGTAAAACATTCTTACCTTGTTTCATTGCCTCTGCACCCATCTTGGCAAGAACCCAACTCTTACCACTACCAGCACAAGCAGTAATAATTCCAAGTTCACCACCAGCAAGACCACCATCCATAATACTATCTACTTCTGTCCAATTAGTCTTGACGGTTTTACGAGCCATTTGACTCATACGCTTTTCAATATCAACCATGTATTCATGTCCAATATTGCGTTCCATACCAGCTTTCATCGCAACATCAACTACATGTTTGATTTTGTCATATTGACCACTCTTCAAATGGTCAACACTTTCCATAATAGCATTCTTAATCTTTTGATTCTTACAAAATTCAAGAAACTGTTCTTTGATATATTTCAAATCAGTATCACTGATTTTTTGATAAACCAAACGAAGTTGTTCTACAACTGATTGTTTCAACAAATCATTTTCAATACCATCTACTTTAACCTTAAAGACTGCCAAGGTTGGTAAATCTTTATATTGAAGAAAATAACTAATCGTTTCTTTAACGATAAATTTATGTGCATCAGTCTCAAAACTATCTGGTTCCAAGATATCACTGATACGTTCAATGAATGTTTTATCCGACACCAAACCACTAATACATTTGATTTGGAATTCAGATCCGAATTTTTTTAGGTTATCAATAATTTTTTCCGACATATTTTTAATATATTTTATCTACACCAACTCTATCATAGTTTTTCTGTAAACCAAGAATATTTACAGAACCATTGAATTAATTTTTCCAAATACTTCATTCAACCATATCATACTATTTGGAAAGTTATTTTGCATACAATCTTCCACCAACAATTTACTAAAACCAAACCTGTCAAGTTTACAGATTGGCTTTTCCATAATTTCATTAATTCTCAATTGCGAGAATGATTGAATTTGAGTATCATGCAACTGCATTAAATCATAATTACGTTGCATAACATCTTTGTTTTCCAACACACTATCATATAACTTCAATTTACCCTTATGGGTATCACTATAATTATATAATTCTTGTAATGTGTACCGTTTATCTTCTGTAAGAATGGGGTAACACTTGATAATAGTTTTTAATCCTGCACCTTTAATGCCGTCAATATTATCACTATCATCACCTTCCATTACTCTATAGTTGATAAAGTTCTTACAACTAATACCATATTCCAATAGAATTTCTGCGCATCCATACAATTTCTTTTTGGTCGGACTCCAGATTTTAACTCTATCTCCAGCTAATTGTAAGAAATCTTTATCAGCACTCATAATGGTAACATTACTATTTTTAAAATATTCTGTTGCCAAATATGCAATTGTGTCATCAGCTTCAATATGATCAATTGCCATAGTTGTTACAGGCAATTTATCTAAATATTGAACGGTTCTTAACAACTGTTTCTTTAGATTTTTATCTTCAGTATCTGGTGTAGTAAGATCATCATAAGCTCTATTAAGCCTAATCTTAGTCTTTCTACCACTTTTATATTGAGGATAAATCTTCCGTCTTTTCAGTGAACCCCCTTGACCATCAGATACAACTACAATCTTTGTGGGATTAATTAGTTTAGCTGCATAACCAATGCTTTTTAAACACCCTGCAATTCCACCAGTATGATTACCATTGGAATTGAGGGAGGGGGAGGCCATGAACGCTCTAATAAAAGTGTTCATGAAATCAACAATTAGTATTTCAGATTCGGAGGATCTATTCAATCCTCCAACTCTGTCTTCTTGTTTTACATTATCAAATAAAGAAAACAACCTCTTTTTTTCACTGTCAGATAGATTACTCATTCTCAGATGATACACCAGCATCTTCATCATTGTCAACAACTGCGTCATCAACAATGATACTATTTGGATCTTTGTACTTCATAATTACAGAATCACAAATCTTCAAGTAAACTTCTTCACTCAAAGTTTTATCTGTTTTCATTGTTTCTACAAAGTCTTTGGATTGAAACTTCCATTCACTACCATCATCTTTTTTATAGGTATAATAAGCACCACCTTGTTTAATCAAGTTGTTTTCTTTCAATACCTTAATCCAAGAACCATAATCTGCAATTCCACTATCAAAGTAAATATCAAAAGAAGCTTGACGTTGTGGTGGACCCATACGGTTCTTGACAACTACTGCTTTACATTCATTGCCAATAACTTCTTCACCCTTCTTGAGTTTACCTGTGTTGTTCAAACGAACACGAACTGAACAATGATAAGCAAGTGATTTACCACCTGACACTACATACTTATCACCAAATGCCATAGCATTTAGATTTTGACGCAATTGGTTAGTAAATACAGTAAGAACTTTCTGTTTACCAATCATGTTGGTAATCTTTCTCATAGCCTTACTAATAATAATAGATTTACCAGTAGCAAATCCATCTTTACCATGATCACTTTCCAATTCTACTTTTGTTGATGCAGCAGCAACAGAATCAACAATGATTGTAAGAATACGATCTTTATTGGACTTTCTTACAATTCCAATCATTTGTTCCATCTTTTCAAAAATATCTTCAACGGTTTCACATTGAACATATAGAAGTTTTGATAGATCTACACCAAGACTTTTCCAGAATTCTGGAGCAGCAGCATTTTCAGTGTCAATAACAACTGCAATACCACCTTTCTTTTGTGTATCTGCAACAACATGAGCAGACACTAGACTCTTACCAGTTCCTTCCAATCCATTGAATTCAACCATCTTACCAACTGGTAAACCACCATGAGGACGATTACTAATGGCCAAATCAAGAATAGAAGAACCTGTGCTAATCCAATCACTAATTTCGGCGGGATTTTCTTGTTCATCCAAGAAATAAGCAATCTTACCGCCATCTTTATTTGCTTTATTTAACTCATTTGCGAGTAACTCTACTAACTCATCTCTTTGAGGAGTTTCTTGTGTAACTTGATTTTTCTTTTTCATAATAATATAAAACTAAAATAGGGGTGGCAGTAATATATACTACCACCCCATTACAAACAATTTATTTAACTGTTAAACAAATTATCAAAAGCGGCTGCTACATCATCCGTATTTGATTTTGATGCCTTTGCACTTGGTGATGCGGTAGGACTTTTAACTGCACTTGGTGCTGGTGTTGAAGGTGCGGTAAATGGAGCATCATCTTCAACAATAGTGTTGACGGTTCCTTCAGGAGATTGAGTTTCTGGATTCAACCATGCATTCATTACTCCCTTGAGTTCTTCATATGAAAATTCTGGGAACAAATCCAAAATATTGGTTTGTTGTGTTAGAATATCTTTTTGAGCGACATCAATTGCAACACTTGCATTTGGCTTAACACGAATTGTAGTTTCTGGGAATGACTTGCCAGAATCTTCTGCGGTACGAAATTCTACTACAATATCACGGCCATTTACCAAATCAGTAATATCACCATAATCAACGTCGTTGATGATGCTTAGAATTTCTTGGTAAACATTCTTGCCGAATCCCCAGAAACGAACACCTTCACCTTCTTCACCACGAACGATGATAGGAGCATATGTACGCATCTTTGGTTCCATCTTCTTACCCAAAATCCAGTCTTCCTTGTTTCCGGTCTTCTTCATACGATTAGACCATTCAACGATTGGATCAGGACGGTTAAAACTATCGGGAGATAGATAAGTCTTGTTGTTGATATTATAGTGGAACTTCAACTCAATAAAAGGATTATCAGGTTGATACTTGTAGGGAACGATACGAACCACTTGTTTTCCAGGCTTTGGTTTCCAAATTAGATTGGTTTTGTTGCCTTGGTTTGTTAGAGAGCTCAAACGGCTCTTCAATTTTGATATGTCTAATGCCATAATTTTTTAATTATTAATTTAGTTAATTAGTTAATTAGATAACTCACACGAATTATTTAACGACAACCAATTAAGTTGTCATCAATATATATGACATCCGAAAAGATTTCAACTTATTATATCAAAAATTTTGACAGAGACAATTTTGACTGATACTTCACTCGTTAAAATAATTGAATTTCTGTAGAGATTCCAATCCAATTGAAACGTTTTATCAAAAACACCACTGTTTTCTTCAGCAATCAACTTGTTCATCGCATTCAAAGTATAAAGAGTATTTGTGTCTTTTTTTCTATGAACACTAATGGTGTTACGAAATTTCATCGTATTCCCATCGATTATGTCAACATTATATGTAGCATACAATTCTTTTGGATTGTTGACATTACACAACAAAAATATTTTACCGTTAATAACACTATAGAAACTTTTTATTTCTTGGATAATGTCATTATATTCTTTGGAATTGGTAAATGTACACAATAGTTGTTTGTTCTTCATTTATTTTATTATTAATTGTTTACCATCTATATTCCACAATTTACCAACATAATCTCCCGAAGAATCAAACCAACTATTTCTTTTGTTATAAAATCCAAATTTTAAAGCTTCTTCTAAAGTATATTCATTAGTCAATGCTTTTTCAATTGCTACAGCATCTTGTTCTTTTTCTTCAGGAGTTCTATCATCACTCTTTTTTTGTTGTGGTTCTGGTTGTTGAACAGATTGAGTTTGTTGTGGTTCAAATTCAATTTGTTGACCACTTGGTTGTTCTGGTTGTTCATCTCCTGTAAACACATTGGCTTGACCCTTTTTTGGATTTTCTTCAAAATGAGTACCTCTTTGAATAGCTTTTTGTTTGTATTCAGGAGTTGGAAATGTTACGAGAATACCGTTTGAATTGTATGCTTGTCTTTCTGGATATTTACCTTCAAGCATTTTATTCAAATATTGATTGACAATTTTAGAATCTATATTTGATTCTAATAGATATTCTCTTAGTACTTCAATATGTTCTTGTTTAGAAATGTCAAATATACCGTTTTCAATTGAATTGTCGGTACTTGCCTTTTCTAATGCTTCAAAAAATATTTGTTTGATGTTCATAATTAAAATACATCCTCTTCACTTAAATTGGAACGGTGAATTTCTGTTTTGAAAGAAAACTTACTGCCTCTTTCATTTCTTAATTCAATTGCCGAATAAAATGGTTTTACTTCTACTTTTCCATTTTCTTCTTCTTCTCGTATATCAAAGATAATATATAAATATACAACGAAATATGTTCCGGCCTTATTTTTACTAACTTCAAACTTACTTAATCTAAAATTCTTATTTTCATTTGCATCAATTAACTTTTTACCACTTGAAAATTCAGTCTTGGTTCCCATTCTGTTAATTGTCTTACCATTAAATATTACAAGTGGAAGACTATCATTGTTTCCGAATATCGCTTCGGCAGATATTTGACTTGCAAATTGAATAAAGTCTTTTTTAATTTGAGCTTCATTGCCAACATTCATAAATCGTTCAATGAACTTTTCATAAAATGCAATAGCCGCAATATTAGAATTGAAAATATTCATTGGTCTAAACGCACCTTTATTCAATGGAACATCACCTTTAGTAGATGCGTTAAAATAATCGTTATAAACCTTTATTGAAGCATTCTTTACTTCTTTTACATCTTCCGGTGTAGTTCCAGTAAGTTGTACCATGAACAAATTCTTATTATCAATTAATCTTACCTTTTCATTTATGGCACTAAATAATGAATCTGGTTGAATTCTATTGATTTGTTGAATCAAAATTGCAACATTTTTCTTTAATGAATCCGTCATCTTTACCAATTCTTCATCGGATTCTCTTGCTTCTGATAAAACACCAGTTTCTTTTTCAATATTATCCCAACTATTAAACATAGCAGAATATTGATTTCTAGCATAATTCATGTCTTCTTGACATTTTTGTTCAATATTACCAAAAATTTTTACAATAGTGTTTTTAATTTTTTGTATAAAATCACTCCATCCTTTTGTCAATTCAGCAGATAAATCTCCTATTTTAGATGAAATTCTATTAAGAGACGACTTTAATGATGATATAAATTCAATTTCAGTTAGTAGTGTTTTACCAATATAAATTTCTTCAAATATTGGATTTATACTTTCATTTTGAGGAAAAACAGATGCACCACCAGTAAATACACTACGGGGATCTTTTTCAACTGGTTTTTCTCTCTGTGAAGGTGTACCTGAAAATTGTTGTTTATCTGGAAGTATTGATGACATCATTGCAGTGACTCTTCCGGTACGATAACTATCACCACCTGCTTTTAAAGAAACCATTGCGAATTTCTTTCCAGTACCAGTTATTTCACACAAACTTTCATTCGTACCACTTACTTTTCTATCTTTTAAAGCAATTTGAATTTCGGATATACTACAATTATACAATAATACTACATCCGCAGTATTTTCTTTTTTCTTATCTTTACTAGCATAACCACTTTTATTAAAAATCTCGTAGAACTTCTTGATGTCTTGATGAATAAAACCAGTTGGTTTTGCAGAAGTAATATTTGCCAATGTTACAGATGTACCAGATGCCAATTCAATTCTAGACTTTATATCAGCATAATTTTGATATAAATCACTTTTTCCTACTTTGGTAATTACTGAATCATCATTGAGTTGTTGTATACTTTTTAAAAGTGTTTCAATTTCCGAAGACAATTTTAACCATTTTATTAGTAAACTTTTTTCTTTTGGATAATAATCGCCACTTTCACCAAATATCTTATATAACGGAAAACTTTCTCGCATAGGTTGACTGAATGGCAATGGCATAACAGTTTCAACCTGTTGTAACTTACTTTGTAAGTCTTTTAATTTTATTTCTGCATCTGTATTCATTCGTATATATAAATATTGATATATACACGAAAATCAAAGTTTTTAAATATCTACCACCGACATTTCATCATAATTCTTACCAACATAACACTTTACTGGAAATTGATTGTTTGACATTAACCGTTTCAATTCCACCAAAGTTTCTTTTTTATCATTTTTATGACAATCAAACAAAACACTGTCGTAAGTATATAAAATAGCCTTGGTTTGTTTATTATTCAAATATTCATTGACTCTAACAAGTGATTGCATTCCAAATTCTGTTTCACTAGCTTGTAAGATATAATTAAACAGTTTATTTGGACTTGGCTCATTGATATGATTTGTAGTAATTCTTCTCTTATAGATAGGTGTTTCTACATAACCATTTTCACTAAAGAATGTCCATCTATGAGCAATATAATCACTCATTTTCTTAAAATATGGTATTTCTAATAATTCTGATGGAATATTACCATACATACATTGAAAAGTAAGATTCTTTGACGCTTTGATTTCTTCATCCGTTAATGAATCTTTTCCATAATATAACTTACCAAGATATTCATAAGCACTTGGTGGTAAATTGTAATTGATTAACTTTGCAACTATGTGGGGGTGGTAGGCGCTATAATCAATCATAAACAACATACCAACTTCACCATATCTGCTAATAAATGATGATCTACAACCGTTTTCTTTGTTCAATGCACTATAATTGACATTACCAAACCTATTACTAGGTCTTCCTGTTGCGGTATATAGGTTATATTGAGTATAAACTATACCATCCTTATCTTTGCTGGTTTTGTTTTCAAAATGCCTATTAAACAATTCAGTATCAACTTTTAATCCATTCCGTTCAAGAATTCTAAGATTGTCTGTAATAGTACTATTGATACTATGAAAACTATCATCAATTTTGATGGATCTAAGTCTAATCAACACTGCATCATACATGTTTTCAAACTTTTCCAAATGTTTTACCATTGGAATTGCTTTATTTAATTCACCATACTTTTGAAATCTGGTTTTGATTACATTATGTGCAGTTGTATCAAATTCACTGTAATCATCAACTTTACCGTCACTAATAAAGAAAATGATGTTGATATCATACAGATTATTGATGGGAAATAGATGTAAACACTTTTTCTTATCAAATACCCATTTCTTACCTTTAAGTTTATTAAAGTCGTTGATTAGTGTATCTTTATTGATAAAGACATTACAATCTGGGTGAGTGAGATTGATAACATATGTAGTTTTAGATTTGAGTATATGAATCAAAACCATACACAATTCATCTACACAAGGATGTACTTTTTCATCTGATTGAATGCATTCAAGAATAAAATCAGAGGAAATATGAGATTCTAAGAATTTAGAATAAGATTGTTTGTCCAGACACACCATTGACACAATGTAACATTATAACAAATGTAAGTCAATTATTTACCATCCCAAAATTCAAGCGGATTATTCAAATAAGTCTTTAATCCTTTCATGTTTTTTTCACCATCATTTAAAGTTTTAATGTTTTGTTCTTGAACTCCTTTAATTTCAAGAATTTTATTATTATATTGATTGTTTTTTGGACCAGATATTATCCATTGTATAACCAATTTATTATAATAATTCTTCGAAATGCCATTATAATTTTCTTTATTTACTTCAGTTATTGTTAAATCATTTATTTTTTGAACAAGATAACGATTAACATATCCTTTTGAATAATCATTCTTAGTTATATTTGGTTTATAATAACTAGGAAACGTAATATCGGACAGATAATCTCCACCTAAATTTTGATATTGATCTGGTGTTATCATTTTATTATATTAATTGAATATTCATTTATACCATCGGTAGTGAATGAAATTGATTGTCCTCTAATTGAACGAATACCTGCTTTAATCGTAGTTGTCCAATTACCAGCTTCAACTTTATGAGATACGTCTACAATTTGACAAATGATTTCTCTTTCAGAATATGGACTTGGTAGGTTTTTTAAACTAAACAATTGAAATGTTCTTAGTCCTGATATACCTTGTAATGTCATTTCTACAGTAAATCCCGGCTGTTGTCCACCATAAATATTGGTATTATTTTTAAAATCCATATCATTCATCAATGCAATCAGCAAAGAATCGTTTGGTAATACCAAATTCACTATGTTCCATCCAGTTTCAACACCTGACACTGTTGGATTTAATGGTGTAGTTGTTCTTGGCCCAGATGTATTAGTTGCTGCTGCAGCTCTTGAAGGTGGTGCAGGATTATTTGGATTTAATGGAGTAGTGGTTCTAGGAGTAGAAGCTGCAGCTCTGGAAGGAGGCACAGTATTATTTGGATTTAATGGAGTAGTGGTTCTTGGTCCTGATATTGTAGTTAATCCATCTGATCTTGATAAATATGATTTAAACGACATTATATAAGAACCTTTTGTCGCAGTTGATGATTGTGGACTGTTTTGTAATTGTCTTATACTTTCTAAATTTTCATCTATTTTTCTTAATTGCAAAGGACCGTCTTTATTGAATCTATCACCATATGGAAACGGAAGTATTTGATTTGAATTTACTTCACCATTTGGATAATTTTCACCGGATCTTTTATTTGACGATGCGGATGAAATCACTTGATTAGCAGCTACATTTGATAGTTGCGCAGTAAAATTTATGGTTTTAATGAAACTATTTGATGCACCAACATCAAATTGATAAATTTTCATTTTATTATATTGTACATACTTTTTATCTACTATTCTTAATTTACCAGAATCTTCACTATCTTCTACTACTGCAAGTTCCCATATTTTAGCTGCGGCTGCATTTATTTTTCCTAATAATGAATTATAAAATACTTCAACTGTTTCTGAAGATTTTGCACATTCAATTAATACGTTTTTATTTACATATAGATCTTTTAAATAACCCCAATAACCTGCAGGTTTACTAGTTTCTGTATCATTTGTCCATTGAGGAAACGATCTTGTTCCAGGAACTACTCCAGTGTCATATATAAATCTATTAATTATACCATCCAAATCATCTCTAAAAACTTGAAGTAAAATAGGTTGTTTTGATCTGTCTTCTATAATTTGCGCATCACTCCGTATACCGGCAAGTTTTGTAATCAAACTATTTTCTACAGTAAAATCGTAAAATGATTGTATTTGTGTTGGTTCATAAGTAGGATTATATGATTGATATCCGGTTCTAAATATTCTAAACAAAGTATTATCAAATGAAGAAGAAAATGGAGTATCTAACTTTTCAGAAAAAAACAAAGACTTATTTGCACCTTTTCCAAATTTTTGTTTTTGATAATCATTATTGGTAGGATCTACAGTTGGAAACATAGCACCAAGATTATATTTTGGTGCCTTTTTATTTGGAATTAACAAAATGCTACCGTCACAAGAAATTAAATTTGGATGTGCTCCTATTTTTACATCATCAATATCAATTTCATATAGATTATAATCTTTAGAATCTTTTAACTGGATATTGATTTGTTTGTTGAAAAATACATTTGCTAGTTCTACAACAAATCCCATAGTAACCCATATATCTTTTTGATCTTTTCTATCCCAATCATAATCTGACATTCCTGTCATTCTTGCGGAATCACCATATTCTATTTTTCTTCCCATGAAAAATCTATCTTCAGGTCTTTTAAGATCTTTACCGTCATTCGATTTTGCGGTATAAGTTCCGTTGTTATATTTATAAAATGGAAAAGTTGATGATAAAAAAGTTGAATTTTTTTCTGCTTTTTCTTCTTCATCATCCAATGGAGACATGAAATTTTTCTTTTGTAAAATACAATTTGGTATTTTAGTCAATCTTTTTTCTAAATATTCAGCAAAAGTAGATTGCACCGAACTTTTATTTGTATCAGACGAAACCTTCGCAGCAGTATTAACTAATACACCTGAATAGTTTGCGTGTTTAGATAAGATTTCAGTCTTACAGTCATATGTTATTCCATCTTGACTGGTAAAATCAAATCCACTAATTATTCCCATTGTAACATCATATAATCCATATGATTCTTTAATATTTTTATCGTATAATAAAGATCCACTATTAGTAAACAATTCTTTTAGATTATCCAAATTACTAGCTCTCAAATCAAGCAAAGATACAGGATTAAAATGATTCCATCCAAATTCAACAAAGGCACTAATCTTCGGTGTTAAGAAATATGGTGTCATGTACTCCAATTGAGCAAATCCATAACACTTCCAATTAACAGTAATTTTTCTGATTCTTTCTTTTTGTATTATCGCATCAATAGATGTAATACCAGGAACAGGCAAAAATTTTTGAACTGTTCTATTTTCGTCTGATAAAGAATTTGGAAATGTAACAAAATTACCGTCACTAGATAAATTTAATACGTGTTCTACACCTTCAGAATCATATCCTAATACATTTTTATTATCAGGAATACCATAACTTTTATCAAATCCATCACCTCCGTGCAAAATAAAACCGTTTCTAATAGGAAAATCGCTTTTATCATTTACTCTACCAGTTCCATTTGAAAACACTCTTGCCCATGCAGTCAATGGTCCTTTGTATTGTTGCCAATTACCATTATCATCCCAATTAATACTTACAGGAACAGGATAATCAAATCCAATATCATTTTGTCTTCTAATAAATTCTTTAATTACCCAAGATGGTATTGGATGTGGTGCCCACGGTCTATTGTCTGGTGTTGTTGCCATAACTTATGAATTTAATAACTTAAAATCTCCTATAATATTAGAAACATTTTGTGGTATTCTCAATTGAATACCTGCTAATACACTCAATTTTCCATTTCCTAATTTATTTGCTTGAGCTATTATCCACCACAATGTTGGATCTTTGTAATATGTATTCGCAATACTATCAAATGTTGTTGTTTCATTTGTTATAATATACAAATCATTTGCTGCATATGGAATTTTAGGATACAATAAAGATTTGTATACTCTTTTTCCATCCCACCTTTTATCTTGTTTTGCAAAAGAATATCTATTCATAATTATAATCCTGTTCTATCCATTTGATATGCATCATTTAATTCGTCTTGTGTGGTTGTGGGATTATTATACATTTTATATATGTCTTGTTGAAGCGCATCTCTTTGTTCTTGTTCAATCTTCAATTGATAATTATATTGAGCTGCAGCATCTTGTAGATCTTCAGCTTTTTGATTCCATGAATTAACTTCTTGTTGTAATGCTTCTGCTTGTACGTTATTTGCGTTTTGCATTGCAATTTCAGCATTTTTAATTTGATCTATTGCTCTTTGATTTGACAATACTATTCCGCCAGGAAAATTCATATATAAATTCTTTGAAAATGAATCTACTGTTCCTTTTTCTTCTAATATTTCATTTTGATTTGTCATTCCAGACATTTGAACAGTTGATCCCATACGAGTTTCAACATAATAATCACCAAAGTTAGTTCCACCAACAACTGGACGTTCTTTTTCTAGTAAATCCATACTCAAATTCAATTCACATTCTCTTGGAAATTGAGCCACTTTTCCTATGCTATCTGCCCATTGAATTCGTCCATTTAAATACGTCCAATCAAATGTAGCAGACGTTTCTTCACTAACAGTTTCCCAAACACAATTTTCTGGTATATTTAAACCAATACTTTTAATTACTCCTGGTTGATTCTTATAAATATCACCGATAGTAAATCTAACAAGAGGAGGTATCATAAATCTAGAATA